GTCAGGATGCGTTGCAATTGAGTCGGTAGCAGCACCACCAGAAACAAAGCTGTCACGAGCAATTAACATAGAAGCTAACAAACCGTTGGCTGCTGCTCCTGCAATAGGATCAGTACCTGATTTATCAGCAGCTACTCTAGCAGTTCCAGCAACAGTACTAATTGTAGCTTGTTTGAAACCTGTCAAGTAACCTAATACTTCCATGTCGAACTGATCTTTCAAGCGATATCCTGCTCGATCAGTTGCCATTGACTCAAAGTTCACATGAGAGTGAGCTTCTTCAATGTCATCGATTTTAAAAGCAAAGTAGTTAGCTTTGTCGATAACTAGTGAGAAATCATCGTCTTCAAGATCTTGTGGAGTTACTTGAGTTCCACGAGCATACTCTTTGACTGTGATTTCTGGTTCTTTGATGATACGCACTGTATCACCGAAATTTGCGATTTCACCAAAGTAATCACTGTTGGTGATGTCCTCGCATATGCTAGTCTTACGGAATGCCGACTGAACCTTCTTACTGTAAATTACAGGTGAGAAGTTGCCATTCGACAGGTTTCCATAACCAGCAGCTGTCTTAAAAGCCATTAATTATCTCCTATGTTGGCTATAAATAAGTTCAGGGGCATTTATTCTTGGGTGTCCATAAGGGGCCAATGCAAAATGGTGTACCTTTTACTTATGGGTAGTGAGAGTTTACTTAGTTGTCCTAATAAAAGGGGTAAATAAACTCTATTAAGTGATGACGTATTATATCATATTGAAAAATACTTGTCAAGTAAAAAATTACCTAGCAGCACCACTTTCGTCATAATCAAAGTTTCCTGAAGATATAGCTTCCTGTATTTCATCTGAGAACTTCTCCCACTGTTGTCCAGAAAGTTTTCTTACTTTAGATTCAGACCACTTTGTTTTATTATTACCAGTAGGTTCTGATGTTCTCCTACGAGTATTAACTGTTCTAGCTGCTTCTTTAGGGTTAGATTCACCTCTATCGTTAGCAGTTTCTAATTTATATAATGTGATCGCTTTGGCAGCAGCTTCAGGATCATCTTCATTTTCATACAGAGCTTGTTGTATCATCTTAGGTTGTTTCTCAGCCCACTCATGAAACTCTGTACTAGACCTAAGATCGTCATAGTCAGGGTGTAACTTACTTAAAGTATTTTCAGCAACCTGTCTATTAACTCTATTTTCTTTTTCTGTGATATAGGATAACTTCTGTTCAATATCCTTAGTACTTTCCCTAGCTTTTTTAGTAGCAATAGTTTCTACTACTTTAGCTACGTCAGGATATTTTTTAGCCCAGTTATCTATTTCTTCATCTGTTTTAGGAAGTCTTACCTGAGTTTTAGTCAAACTAGATATTTGTTGCCTAACAGCCATTAATTCTTTTCTATGTTCATCGTCTTTCTTTTGCAGATGTCTTCTAAGATCTCCATAACGCTTTTTAAAAGTACGTTCTTCTGGATGTTCAGGTTCAGCTTCTACCTCTTCTTCTGATCCTGCTCGTTGTTTTTCTAGTTGTTCTATTTCTTTTTCATCGTCTTCTATTGTGTTTTTACGATACTTCATCGTAGCTACTCGTGTTGGTTCTACAGTCATGTCTGACATTTTACTCTCCTTATTGGGGGCTATTAGTGGCTTTATTTAATTATAAAGGGTAACAGGTAGCCCATACAAAAATAGTATTAATTAGACTCGTCTATACTACTGAGCCTATTTCGTCCTACTCTTATTACATCTGCTTGACTTAGTGGTTGACCTTTTCTAGCTCCTTTTTGATATACAGCTTTATCTATACTAACTTGATTTCCTTGTGCATCACGGAAACCTCCTAGATATCCTGCAAGAGTAGCTCCTGGTTTAAAGTCGTAAGTATTACCTCCTTTGTGAACAAATTGACTGTCAAAGTCTATAGGATCTAGATTGCCCATATTAGCTTTACTTAGTTGATCTTTGTAGTCTCGTAAAGTTTGCCTAGTAAAAAATCCTGTACCTCCTTCAGGTCTACTTTGTAAAGAATTTTTAAGTCCTTGATTGGCATCAGGTTGTGGTCTTCCAGCAGAGGCATCATAACCTCCTTTAGGAACTCCTCGACCTTCCTTTCCAGCATTTTGAACATCACCAGATTCATCAAACTTACTAGAAGAATATTTTACATCACCTATTTTATCATTGTCTACCATAGTATCTTGTATAGGCATTGTAGATAGTGTATCTTCTTCTAGGTCAGGTCTACTAAAAAAAGACTCAAGACCTTCTGTTCCTCGTCTATCTCCTTCTACCTTTCCATATAAATCATAGTGTTGTTTGGCTACATCGTCATACGTTGTACCTTCTTCACTAGCTACTCTGCCTTGTGCATCTTTAAATACATCAGTATTTTGAAAAAGATATTCTAAAGAATCATCCCCAATATCAGGTTGTTTATCTAATACTTTAGCAGCATTTCTTATTTCTGCTATTTGAAATGGATTACCATCCTCTCCAAACATTTCTGGAATTCTTTCTTGAGCTTGATACAAACCATCACCTACTCTCTCTTCTTTTTTACCAAACTCATTAAAATGTTTTAAAGCATCTGCATTAACTTTTTCACCATCAAGATTACTTATGTCACCATCACCTATTATGCTATTTGCTACATCAAAGTTATTAGATAAATAGTCAAGTGTAGGTTGATTAATTCCTTCTATTTGGGTTAAGGCATTTCGTGAATTTTGAACTGTGTCAAACATACCTTCACCTGTTATAGTTCCGTCAGGTTGCATTAAACCTATAGGAGCTTGTGGCTCAGTAGGAGCCTCTGACTCAACAGGAGCTTCTGAAGCAACAGGACTTTCTGATGGAGTAGAGGCAACACTAGGAATTGGATCTTCATTAGGAGATGCTTCATTAACTTCTACATCTGGTTGTGGACTAATATTACTGTCTTCATCAAGCATTCCACCATCTTGTAGATGTACTGGAGTTCTCATTAGTCCACCTTGTGCAGCAGTAGCTACAGCATAGGCAGGTTTACCTTGTAGTGGGTTAGGTCTGCTATTACGTTGTTCAATATACTTATCAATAAATCCTACACCAGCTATATAGGTTCTATCTTTTTTCTCTGGGTCTAATTCTTCTTTAACTTCTTTAGATAGTTTTTTAAATTCTGTTTCATCTTGTGATGATCCTCCTGGATCTCCTACATCATTGTCTGGACCTGCTGGACCTGTGTCATCCGATTGATCAGTAGAATTTGGATTTCCACCAACACCATCAGTCGGACTATTACCTCCAACATCTCCTGAATCATTAACATCACCAGGACCAATAAACACTGGAATACCTTCTGGACTTAGCTTTTGCTCACCGTTCTCATCCAGTCCTCTACCTGCTTCTTGCAGGGCTTTGATCTCATCTTCCTGTAGGTAAGCCATTAGATGAGCTTTTCCATTAAACTCTTGGGCTACAGGAGCATTCATCATAGGTGCTTCTGGCATTGGTTCAGCTTCTTGAGGAGCCATTTCATCTGCTAACTCAGGGGGCATAGCCATTTCAGGTTCTTCAGATGGCATCTCTTCCATCATCATATC